TCCCGCTCGTTCCGACGGCCTCCGCCGCCTTGTCCTTGTTGGTCTTGATCCAGCCCATGACGCCGTTTTCCAGGCCGCACACGCCGAACACGCAGCCGGTCAGCGTGGCAGGCTCGGATCCGGTGTGCCAGAAAACCACCAGATCGGCCACCGTGTACGCCACCAGGAAAACCGCTTCCAGAACCAGGATCCTGTCCATGGTGCCCATTTTCTTTTTAGGCGGCTTCCGTTCCTGCCGCAGCGTCCGCAGACGCTTCCGCAGGTGCTTATACGCCAGCCGGGCCACGAAATAGCCCAGGAGGGCACCGGCAGCCCACGCCGCCGCGGCCACAATAAAGATTTTCACGGCTTCCTCCCATTACAAAAAATCGTCCGTTTCCACGCACTTGCGGTAAACGTCCAGGATCCGCTCCGTGGTCACTTTGGTTTTGTTGTTCTTGAAATCCTTGTGATCCTTGCAATAGATTTCGTAGGCGTCAATATCGGCCAGGATCTGCTCAAAATGTTCCTGACTGTGCCGGGTGCCGTGTTTTACTTCGTCCCCGAACCGTAGGATCCGGTAACGGCAGTTTATGGCCTCCTGCTCTCCGTCCGCTTTCCTCATGGCCTGCACCTCGGTTTCCAGCCTGTCCACCTTGGCGATCACTTCGCTGTTGATCTTCCGCCCCAGCCAGGCCAGGAACTTGGAAACGGGGTTGATCTTCACCGGGGTAATTTCGATAAACACGGACACCAGCGCCACCACGGTGACGCCGCCAGTCAGCGCCTGGCCTACGCTCACGGTGGACAGCGTTTCAATTAGTTTTTGCACGGATCCACCTCCCCCATGGTGGTATCGTAGTCCCGCCGAACCGCCGCCATTTCCTCCTCATACCGGAGGGCGTCGCGCTGTCCCAGCTGCACCGCCATGGCCTTGGTGATTTCATTCTGGCGGTCAATGATCTGGCAGAGGTCCGCCACCAGCTTCATATAATCCATGGCAGCGTCACCTCCTCACACCGATCAGCCCGGCGACGTGTTCCAGGTCTGCCATGTCCGCCTCAAAAAAGGCATGGCCCCACAGCCAGAAATCCGCATGATCCGGGTGGCGTAATTTCTGCGCCTCCGGGTCGCTCCACAGGAGATCCCAGCGCATTTGATGGCCGGCGTCTTTCCGCTCCAGCTTGGCCGTGATGGCGCCGATCAGGGCGCCGCGGGCTTTCCCGTTTCCGTCGTCATTTCGTGCAAAATAGCGGTGTGCGCTCTCGCTGGTGACCGCGCACAATGGGCGGCCATTATGTACCAGAAACCCGTCCACAGCGTCCACAGGCGTACCATACCGGAGGTTTACGGGGCCGTTGATACTCACAAACCGCGCTCTTTTTCTTACGATGTAGGCAGCGCCCACGGCTTACACCTCCGTCCACCCGTACACGCCAGGCTCCCACACGTTGCTGTCCACAGTGCTGGTCCAATGCTTGCCATTGTGCGACACCTTGGCGTCCTTGCTGTATGCGTCATGTGCGCCAACCGGCTGGGACCATTCCGGCCATTCCTCCGCCGGATCGGAAACCGGCGTCCACAGGCTTGCAGCCGTGTCCGGCGTCCAGTCCGCTTGTGACGTATGGGCCTGAACGCATTTATACAGCTTCCCGTCCGTATATCTGCGGATCTGGCCCACGGTATAGGCCACCGGCACCGCCCACGGCGCGAAAAGGTCCGCGTGTTCCGCCGCCGTTGTGGCGTCCACGCTTCCAGCCTCCGCCATTGTGACGAACACGATCCCCGTAGCGTCTGCCGCCTTGGCGATCTCCACTCCCGCGTCCGTTTCTTCCAGCATGACCGTGATTTCTGCCCCTGCCATGTCAGGGCGTCCCAGGAGGTGGTAAACGGTGCCGTTGTGCGCGATCCCCGTGGCCTCCGCCTCCGGGCACAGCACGAAACAGCCGTTTTCCGCCTGCTTGATGTAGTTGGGGGCCTCGGTCATGGCCACGGTCGCCCCGTCTTTTGTGATCTTGAACATGGTTTACACCTCCGTTTTGAAAATCGCATAAAATAGCCGCCGCAGTTTCAGCACCCTGCCGTGATCGTTGAAGTTCTCATAGTAGGAAATCGGTGTTTGCAGCCATTGGGCCACCTGCTCCACCGTCATTTCACCGCTGGCCACACGCGCCTGGAAAAGCCGCAGTTTCCGCCGCGCCCGCTTCATGCCGTCCCGGCAGCCGTGGATCTTCACGGCGCCGGTGTCCGTCACCTGAAACTTTGCTTTGCAGAACCGGAACGGTCTGGAGAACGGAACCACTTTTGACTTTCCGGCGTTGACCTGCAGGCCCATGGCCTCCGCGTGGCCGATCACGTCCGCCGCGGTCACCTCCGCCGCCTGCTTCGACGGCAGAATGGTGTAATAGTCGTCCATGTAATGGGCAGCGCCATGGATCGAAAGCTGGGCTTTGATCCGGTTGTCCAGGGAGGACGGCAGCGCCACCATTTCCTGCTGGCTTGGCTCCACGCCCAGCGGCATACCCACGCCGCCCGGCACAGCTGCCACCACCAGATCGGCCAACTGCCGCAGGTCCGGGTTTAGGATCATGCCCCGGTGCCGCTCATACAGCAGCGCGTGGGGCGCGTCCGGGAAAAAGTGGTGAAAATCCATCAGGAACAGGGCACCCTCCAGGCCATGCTTGCGGTAATGGTCCCGCAGGTGCTTGGCCAGGCGTCTGTAATGGAAATGCAGGCCGCCGCCTTTCTGGCTGGCTTTGTTGTCGTAGATCATACTGGGCACATACAGCGGCACCAGCACCTTTTTGGTCAGAACCTTATAAACCTGCCGATCCTCAATGTGCGGCGCGTCTATTGGTCGAACCTTGCCCCGTTCTTTCAGGGTGAAATGGGCGGTTTTGCCTGGCTTCCATGTTCCATTCAGGATCTTGCGTCGGCGCTTGGCGGTGCCGGAAAACAGGTGCATTTCAAACCGCTGTGTGCTGGCTTTCCACCTCACGCCGTTGCAGCATTTCCGGCCATAGAAAAACATGGCGCGGTAACTGAAAACTTCCTCAATCGGCCCCAGGGCGTCGCTGCGGGCCTTTCGCTTTGCCTGCCGCCTTGTCTGGCGGCGTCTGTAACGCGCCTCGCGGCGCTGTTCGCTTGTCATAGAAAAGTATTCGCCCTCCGTACAGTTATGGTGTTGGTGTGCGTCTAAACTGCTTCGATCCAGCGCATGAAACGGGGTTAGCACAATACCCCCGCCATGCAAGCAGCGTCCGCGCGGGATCATCAGCGGGCAGTTTCAGGCTTTCGCCAGGGAAGTATCTTTCCTTTTACATGGGTCCGGTTCACGTTCGTTACTGCATTTGACCCAGTTATGCAAAATCAGGGGGCCAGCGCCCAGGAATTGTTGGCGTTGTTATTGTTGGCGCTGCCGTCGGTGTTGACAAGGCAGAAATTGTTGTTGTTGCTCGAATTGACGGAACGGCACCACACATTGGCCGCCGTCAGAGGGGAAAGCCGCCCTGCCTCCCGGCGCGTTTTCAAAGATACACCCATAAAAATGACTTATTTCCGCTTCCTGTCGCTCTCCAGGATATTCCGCAGCAGGGTGTCCTCCCGGTCTATCAGTTCGCCCAGGCTCTGCGCCATGCGGTCCAGCTTGTCCATGGCCTCCTTGGGTGGGACCGTTTTTCCGCTGGGTGCCGTAAAGCACCCTTGCGGGTTCTGGTACATAACCAGATAGGCATGGGTCAGGCGCACGTCCAGCGCAGAGAGGGAGGCCAGCGCCTCCAGCAAATGCGCCTTGCGCTGGGCTTTTCGCTGTTCGTCCGACGGGTATATTTTGTTGTCCTTTTCGGTGTGGTCCATGACCTCACCGGCCAGCTGCGCGGTGCCCTCTGCAATCAGCCGGGAATAACGGGCGGAAAGCCGCGTCAAAAAGCCCACCGTTTCCACATAAATCTGGTTTGCGGTGTTCACATACTCCGCTTTGCTCACGGTCCGCTTTTCTTTCAGAACTGACATTCTTTCACCTCACAG